CTTTCATGCCCGCCTCAAGAATCATGTACTTCCCAGCGTTTTCAGGAAGGCTAAAACTAGCCAAGCCTTTGCGCATTTTTAAACGCTGCTCATCAGTTAAGGTTCTCTCACCAGTTTCAAGAAATCCACCAACTTTCAAACCATTCTTGAACCAGTCCTGTGCCTGATTGTTGGCATCAAACTGCATACCAATCGTCTGAGCAAAGAATTGAATCGCCGATAACCCCACATATCCATCCAAGGTAAATCCCTTAAAATGTAGAATTTCATCATCGGTATAGATTTTAACTTTGCCGTTTTCCGTGTAATGGTATTCAAAGCTTCCGTCTTTCAGGCGCTTTTTAACCATTTCACTAGGAAACAATGGCTCTAAGGAGATAACACTGCGATTATTGCGGCGAGCAATATAACTATACGCATTACCCCATAAATCCAGACACGCTGACTGAATCTGCCAAAATTCACTGGCACACATGTCTGCATTGGGTGAGTCATGCAAGATTCGATATAGTTCGTGGTCTTTAGCAATCTTTTTATCAGTGTCGTATAAGTGAAGTGGCAAGGTTGAAATAGTTTCAGCGCGTAGTTTTACACATGCCCAAACTGCCGATAACTTCAGAGAGGTTTCGGGACTGACCACTGCACCACCAGAAGACATGTAGTTATCTACCGGATAGGAAGTATCCCCTTTCTTTAATTGAGTTTTTCCAGTCAATCGTGACCAGAAGCGAGACCAGAATCCCGTGTCTTGTAAGTCGCTCATGCTATCACGATGTCCTCTAAATATCCGTCAATGTCATAGTTTTTAACTTCCGGTGCCAGACTCATAAGCGCCACAGCGTTAAACGTGGCAATCAATGGGTCAATCTTCCCAACACCAGACTCCTGTTTGCTGATCATCATGCCGTTACCCTTCACGACTGCACGCGCATTACCAACACACCAAGTCATTAAGCCTTGGCCTGCATGGTAAAGATTACCTTCGGCAAGTTTTCGTTCTGTAGTGAGAATATAGCCCATCAGCTTAAAGCCCTGCTGGACCGCAATAAGCCTATCTTCAGGAATGCCAGCATCAAGTAAGCCATCTAAAAGACCACCCAAACCCAATGGATCCAGTCCAATTTTGTCGAGCTTGCCAGAGTCGAAGCATTTCTTTGCAATGGCTGCCAACTGATCAATGTCATCACCGATACGCTCGACAATGGTTAGGCTTTTTTCCTTCTCATAATCAGCGTACTTTGGCGCATTCTCTTTACGTCGCTCAACTGCAGTTTTATTGCACCAAGCGTGATTCCAAAGCCACCATTTACGGCTTTTTGCGTGCCGACCAAGTACAGCAAAGCCAAGCAAGTCATCCAGACCACCACCATCAATACCGCAGGTAATAACGTCTGATTGCTCGATCAGCTTATCCAGGGTGAATTCTTTGGATTGTTGCAACCAATATTCAGCACCAGCCCATCGGTTAGCACGCAGGTTTAGGCCAATTGGTACGTTTAAGTGTTTTGCAAGAAAGTCACGAAGTGACGCCTCGTCTGCCTCTTTTACCTTTTCAAATTCGTTAATCAGATAATCCAGGTCAACTGATGCACCTAAATTTGGGTTGGTGACATAGAAGTTTTCAGTCTTTAAATGTTCACCTGCTTCAAGCATCCATTCAGGAAACTCGTAAATCAGCGGCAAGAACTGAGGGTTGATCTTAATGCCGTCTCGAACATCCCGAGCATAGTCCAGCAACTGCTTAAATACACCGCATGGCGTTTCATCTGACATGGTAGACAGGTAGATAACACAACCTTCGGGCCGTGATGCCAGACCACCTTTTGCTTCACGAAACATCGATTCGGCGTTTGATCTTTTACCAAACAGCCAAACCTCATCAATCAGGATAATTGAAGCCTTTTTACCTGCAGCAGCGTTACTTTCCGCAGCAATCACTTTTAAGGTCGCATTGGTGCCCAAGTGGGTGACTGTTTTGGTGTGCTCAGACACATTGAACATTTCCTGAAGCTCAGGATCAGCTCGAATGAAGTCTCGAATTGGATTAAAACTATTATCTGCGACCTCTTTCGTGGGCGCTAACAGGATGAGCTCAGCCGACATACGATCATTTAAGATCAAGGCCACCATCATGATTCCAGCTGCAATCGTTGACTTGGTGTTTTTCTTGGAGATCAGTAGGAAGAATTCACGGATTAAACGCTTCTTCTGTTCTGGATCGTAAGCACCAAAGATTGCCCGGACAAATTCTATCACCCATGGCAATGTGACTTCGCCCATTTTTGGGCTACCCATCACATCGACCAGGATTAATTCTTTAAAAATCCGCTCTGCTACATCGGCCACTTCTGGGAAAAGCGGTTCACATGGCATGAGTGACTTTTTAGCGACAATACGTTCCTCCCAGTCTGGGCAGGATGTTGTCCATTCTGGGAGCATTGCTGACATAAATTTAACTCATTAAAAAACCGCCTCGATGGGCGGTATATTTCATCGTTTACGCAAAGAGCTTAATCTGCTCTTAAACTCTTCCCTGTTTTTTTTATGAGCCGCAAGCTCACTAATTAAAAATTCTAAACATGCTTGCAGATCTTGAGCTTTATCTAAACATTCTTCATCTGGCAAAGAATGTACACCATCGCTCAATAGTCCATAAATTTGACCTAATGGGTTAAAACCATCTGGCTTCAGATAATCTGGTAATACATAGTTTGCTACTTCAATTTTGTCACTCATTGGACTAGTAGTTTTTAATTTAGCCAAGCTTTCTGCTAATCTTGAATCGGGTTCAGCGCTTTCTGCAATCAAATCCAGTAAACCATGTATGTTTTTTTCTACCACTCTCCGCATATATGCAAATGCAGCAACCCCATAACCATTGGCTAGACATACTACAGCCTTATTATATTCCTGCTTGTCTTCCGCAAAGAACTTACTCAATGCTTTGCTTCTAGGTAATTCTTTCTGTGGGAATTCACCAATCTTATTGATTCCTAAAATATTATTTTCAATTTTCAGGACGTGTAGTAAATACGTTTTACTAAACTTCCCGCAGGTAACACAAGTAAACTCAACAAAATTCATGGTCTCCTTCTTTGATGAATCAATGCTAATGACCAAATTGTTTCTATCAGTATTGTGAAGGGGTTTTAAGCCATTACAAAGTACACAATCATACTCAATTTCCTTTAACTTCAGAGTTGTATCGTTAACTGCTGGAAAAACCTTAGAGCAAATGAATTGCTTATATAAAGGGTAGTTTTCAAGAAATTGTTTTAGTTGGGTTTGTTCAGCATTCATATTCTAGTTCAAGTTATTTAAACTTTTATTCTACAGTCAACTAGGCTTTAATTGCGAACCCAAAGTACCAAACTTTCCGCCTTGAGTTGCGGTTTTCGCAGCGTCCGCCTTTGATTCTTTCTTGCCTTTTTCAGCAACTTTACCGTGCACATAGGGCAAAGCAGCTTTTGCGGCATTGAATCGCAAGAACATATCGTCACTTTTATTCATGACATCAATTAGGAATTGCAACGGATCATCTTTTGCATAATCCCTATCATCCAATGGGTTATCATCTTCATGTGTGCTGGTTGATTTAACTTTCGGTTTTTCAGAAGTTAAACTTCGACCTTCTTTGTCGGCCTTTAACTTTTCGATATGAACAATAATTTCAGGATCTTTTCTTAATTTAGAGCCTGCCTGTGATGCTGTCTTTTCTGCATAACCTGCTGAAATTGCAGCTTCTTTGTTGCTTAAGCCGTCAACAACGGCCTGAGCAAACTTTTTCATTTTTTCGCTTAGTGCCATTGGTTAACCTTTAACTTTTCGCTTTAACTTTTGCTGAAAGGGGAAATTTTTTTATAAGTGAGAGGGTGGGCGGTGTCCGCTGGCTCAGGGTTTCAAACTTTTTGACTCCCCCCGCCATTTACACAGACAGCTCAACACTTTTCACTTTTTTCCAAATATTTTGATTTTCTGTTGGTCTTACCCAGTTAATAGGAGCAAGCCACTTACCACCATCAGGTAGCACACCTACAGCAGCATAAGAATACTCACCAGTCTTCCAATAGATTTTATAAAGACCAGGGCTTAGTTCTCGCACTTCCTGCCTATTCATGTCCGACTCTCCTTGCTCGTCTTCTTCTTATGACAAGGCACACACAGGCTTTGCAGATTCTTCTCATCATCCGTACCACCTTGAGCCACATTAACGATATGGTCCAACTCAAGCTCCATAGTCACACGACCACATGAACAACAGGTCCACTCATCACGTGTATGAATCTTCTGTTTGAGTCTGCGCCACGGTCTGCCACCACGACCTTGACCCCAATTGTTCTTAGGCGGTCTCGGTGCCTTCGGTGTCATCGCTTGCAGTTTGCTTTGCAGTCTCGGTAGTTTCATCACTAATCTCGATTACAATATTGCCGTGTAGAACTTCAGTCTCAATATCGTCACGCTTCCGATTGATCACAAACACACCATCAACCTTCTTGAATCGCTTGATATATCCCTCTTCCTCATCAGCAACGACTACATCCCGAACATACTCACCATTAAGCTTGACTTTAACCTTGCCGAGCAACCCACGATCTATAGCTTCATCTACTGTTAGTTTCATGCTTGCCCTTCCTTAATGCGAACCAACCCAATAGATTTAAGTTGCTCATCACTCATCTGTTCAAGTTTCACACCTGGACAAAGAACCACAGCCTTAGACTCACAAAACTCTGGCCATTGTTCCTTGATAGCCTCCGCAATCTCAGGAGTAATAGGTCTTTCTGTTCTCAGTACATTGATTGCTGCATCTGGTGCTAAAGACTCAACCATGAAATTAATAACGATTGGTCGCTTTAACCACTTCTTAATTAGCTCAAACATATCTAACCATCCAAATACTGTGACTCAGGCTCTTCCTCATCACCACCTTCCAACTGAATCAATAGCTCATTGATCTGAGCATTCTGTTCATTGTTGATCTGGATGACTTGGGTCACTTGGTTTATTAGTTGGTTGTTCTGTTCGAGTAGCTTTAGAAGTAAGTCGTTCGATGCACAACCGCATTCTTTCTTTTGATCGTTCATATTGTTTCTCTATCCATTTACGTCGTGCTTCACAGCCTTGGCATGTCATTGCTTTATCTCCCAGGCATACATCAGATCATCAGGCGTATGCAGATAGCACCCATGTTTATTACAGAATGCATGAATGTCATTCAGGTACTCAGTGAATTGATCCACCGTTGCATCTGTAGTGCTGATTAATTCATTCAATCCATCTGCCACAGCCTGATATTGCGGATGCTTTTGTTCTTTTAATACTCTGACTGCTGCAAATGTCTGCTTGTACTGCCCAACCTCATCACGATCATAGATGCGTGATAAGAATTGCTTCTTGAAAAACAGATGCTCTGAATCTTTATCTGTGCCTTGGCGCTTAGACCATTGCGACATCCACATCCAATACAATCTATTCTGTGCAGTGGATCTATCATCTTGTTTTTGATCAATCACCACCCTTAACGGCTTACCCTCATTAATCGCTTGAGTGTAATTGGTGTGCATGTAGTTAATGGCTTTAGTGATGTCGGCATGACTCTGGATAGGAAACACGGCTTTTTGCATTTCCTGCTCCTGAAACTTCGTACGATAATGTTTTCAATTATTTAGCTTAGGCATAACACTGATATCTAAAGCAGCACCACTGCCAACTATAACCAGCCAAGCCAATCGACCATGAGGTTTGATCTCTGGATCCTGCTGGTATATTCCCGTGCCAAACTCTTGGCCAGTTAGCAAATTACAACGATCAGCTATTAACTCGATTAAATCTTCCGGCTCAATTGCCTGATCTGTCCAAGGTATGGCAACTAAATCAAAATCAAGATTCATGGTGCCGTGGACTGTTAGTGCATAGCCGTTATTTCTGGCAATGTCACATAGGCCGCAATACATTGATGCAAATACCGGTGAAAACGTAGCTTGCTTCATCAAAACACCTCTTTATCTTCCATCACCAACATCCGATTCACTCTCACCAGCCACTGATCAAACATGGTTTCACTCTCTGCCCGATTACCTAGCTGGAAAGTATCGAACTGAAAATGACAGGAATGGCATAGCGGAATAGTGAACTGATCTGAACTTTTGATCGATCTACCCTTACCGTGCTTCGCTGAATTTGAATGAGCAGCCTGACTATTTGGATTGCCGCATCGGATGCATGGCAGCTTTCTGATTGCTTCGAGTCTTTTGGGGTTGCGCATTTAATTGTTCTTCTATGCCGTGGATCTGCTTGTTTACCTTACGAAGTTCAGCACCGCACATTTCTTTAAATGCATAGCTTGAATACAGATGGTTGTAATTCATCAATCGGCTGCGGTTCTTTTCTAGAACTTCTAAATTCCGTTTTGCTTCTACGATGTCCATGATCACCACCAATAAGAAAAGAAAACCCCTCAACATCTAGAATGCGAGGGGCTTTGTTTGCCGTAATACGTCCGGCGAGTATCACCGAAGTGACAAGGGTTTATTTAACTTCTTTCAAACAATCCCGACACACCTTGATTTCTTCATCATCAACCGTGTAATCGATCTCGGTCACACCATGAAGGCCGAATAAGCAAAGGAAAAATTGGAGCATCACAGCACCTCGAATTGATCTCCCTCATACACAAACTGGAAGCCCATACAACGAGCATCGTCAGTTAATGATGGGAACATTGGTGATCTTTCTTTTGAGCAGATAATGGCAATACATTCAGCCTTGCACTTATCTTCACGATCTACAGCCAAAATCATTTCGTTATTATCTTCATCTGGTAGCGACTCAATAACACATGGAGCCAAATAACCAAACTCATCAGCAATACCCCAGGCGTAATCCCATGCTTTGTCACCAGTTTTGGCAATATGCACATCATTAAACTGGAATTCATTGTTTTGGTATTTGATTGTTTTCATGATTGGCTCGGTTATTTTTAGAATCTGGGTGGCGGCATTAATTTAAAAACCACTAGAAATTAATAGGACCGCCATTGGTGCCCTGATATTGCTTACACCAACATTTCTCAGGGCATTAAAAAAGCCCACCATTTGGCGAGCTTTTAAATCAATCTAGTGCCTTAACGTACACTTCGATCACTATAACAGAAATATGCCATATCTTGTCCGGACAGTCAAATACTTAATCAATCTAATTTCAAACGCTTATCGTGACCGGCTAAATAGAACTTTCCAGCGTACACCATGCCTTCTATTGAAGTTTTGCCCATGCCACGCTCATATGCCAACTGACGCAAAGACATTCCGCGCACACACTTGTCAATGAATATCTCAACCGCCACTTTCGCCGAAGCACAAACCGAACTCGACTTATTAAAATCAACAATCAACTTCCGCACCTGCTCAGCTTCAAAATCACTAATCTGGCAAATGACCTGATCCTTACGTGGCGCCACCCCTTTGTTATTTTCAAGAATCAGCCAGTAGATCTGATTTACCCCAAGTGAGTCCGGCTCATTACCCGACTTCATGCGTGAAATCTGGATGTATGCCCCATACTGCTTAAGCCAATCTTCAATACTAAAACGATCCCAGTTCATCACTTCCGCTTTAACCATCGCATTCATCCCTATTCCCTCTTAAATCTTCTCTAGTGCTACTGCACAGGCATAGCAACCAACCGTAATAATCGCTAAAGCAATGTTGTGCCCTGTTGACTTATCTTTTCCGCCACTAAATGTAGCCAATGTTCCAATTATTAAAAATAGGCTCAGCATCACTTCATCCCCACAATCAGCATCGCAGCATCCCGTTGCTCTTGATTCGTTCTGCCTTGCCAGCCTGTAATTCGATTAAAATCTTCTGCCTTCAACTTTGTACGTGTAGGCTTTACCAATACCACCGCTAAACCGCATTCTTTTGCCATTTCTGCGAGCAATTTACCTGTTGCGTGGTTCTCCCCTACATTCTTGGCAATCTTCTCTCCTGCGGTCTTAGAGTGACCAAAACGGAAGTTTGATTTTTTGTTCAACCAACCCGCTTCAATCACCACCTTCTTAATTTCATCCTGATGAGTGCGGAATAGCTCTACAGTTTCAGGAAGGGTTAAGTTTTTAAGTTCCAGTGACTGCCCTAAGACAGCCACTCCTGATTTTTCCAAGTCTGGATCGATGCCGATAATTAAGTCAGTCATTGGCACCTCGCTTCACTGGCGACATGCGTTCAAGTAGTTCCTTTTTAGCTTTTTCATGAGCTTCTTTGGCTTCACGCTCCCACTTAATGCGAAGATAAGTAGCCAAGGGCAAGGCAAGTACCACCAAACACAAAGAAAACAACCAGACAGTAATTACGAATACAGCTTTTGCGAAAACCTTGATTACACCCCGCAAGTCTTCAAGAGCATCCAAGACATCACAGCGCAAGTCTGAAAAAATACTTCTAGTACCGTTTTTAAATCCAACTATAGTTTTTAAGTGCTTATTCATGACTCACCTCGCAGGGCTTGCTTCACATATCTAGCGAAATCACTCAAGCTATCAATATCACCATCTTCATAAATATCGATCACGCGCTGAACCTCACTTAATTTGGCTTTAAGCTCATCAATCTCACCCTGGCGAGCATTCCAGCCTTTGGTGTGCCATTCTTGAGTGATAGCAACAAATTCATCCTTAGAGAGCTGACGTTGTGTGTTCCAACCCTGATAAGTCATCTGAACCGGCAGCACCCGATAAACATCACCATCCTTATCAAACAGCTTGTCACCATGGATGAATCGCATGTTTGTGTAGAAGTCCTGATCCTCAAACCACTTTTCAAAATCATTCATGCTCAATCACCTTCGTATTCGGGCTAATGTGGTTTTTGATGTCACTACAATGGTCAGTTTCCTCATCCGACCACCGCTGCGCATTTAGCTCAAAAGGCTCTGTTTTTTGTTCTGAGCAGCAAGTGCAGATAAGTTGACGTTTGGTGTCCCCAATTTTGGAAATATTTTCCCAACCATGGTCACATTCCTTTAATTCTGTTTTTTCGATTAAGTTCATGCTGCTTTCCTTTTTTGATATCTTCTTTTTTGTATTGTTTTTTCTTTAAGCACCTTCCTTTTAAGCACTTCATCGTCGCGCAATTTCTGCAATTCTTCGGCCTTCGATATCACCGCACAGATTTGCTTGTACTCACCCCGAGTTAAGCGGTTGCTATGACCCATCACCGTGGTATGTCTAATTCGTTGAAGCGAAATACCAGTTAATTCAGACAAAATATTGCGCCTCGGGTTCGAATGTCCGCCCGAATTACACCAGTTCGCCAGGCGCGTTTTCTGGTACTGGGAAATATATCCATTTTCACTGCTTTCCACTGTTGACCGCTGTGGACGTGGTTTAAATTCCGTACCTGGTAACTGCTCAACCTGACCACCACTCTTAAGAAACTTCTTAACGTCACGGTTTAGCTGTTTACGCAGCTTTTCTCTCTCAGTCGGAACCGCTGTTGATTTACGCGCTACGCTTTCAGCTTTTACGAGTTCTAAAAATTCTGATTTATTGATGTTCATCCCTGTACTCCAAATAACTGTTTAGCCTTACCTGTCAGGTAGTATCTGTACTCTTCGCCACTCTTGGCTTTGGCATACAAAAGACCAATCTGAACAAGGTTTTTTAAATATCGCTGTACTGCACGTTTCGTCACATCTGGCATAACTTGCTGCTGAATTTCAGATGCCGTTGCTACTGGGGTGTTTTTGATAGCCAGGAGAACATCAATTCCACGTTCCAGAACGGCAGCACTATTGAGCTTTGATAATGATTGGTTCATGCGGCACCTCCGAATAAATCTGGTTGACGATCTTTTTCGGTACCAGCCAAAGCAATTCGCTCTTGTGCTACCAGAAAGTATTTTTCTTCTTTCTCGATCCCAATGAAGTGACGGCCAGTATTTACACAAGCAACACCAGTGGTACCGCTGCCCATGGTGTTGTCGAGTACTGTTTCACCTTCATTGGTATATGTGCGAATTAAGTGTTCACAAAGCTCAACTGGTTTTTGAGTTGGGTGAAAAGCTTGTTTTTGCTTATCAGAACTAAATACCTGAACTGATCTCGGGTACCGTTCAGTTGAGTCGTAATCCTTAATATTTAGTTGTTTTCCATAGTGCTCAGAACCTACTAATTTCTTCTTGGCAGTTTTACGCTCATGGCCATAAGTTTTTTGAGGGTTGTAGGTTGGCTGTGACTTATAGAAAACCAGAATATTTTCATGAGCACGTAACGGCTGCTTTCTAGCATTCAAGAAACCGGTTGCATTAGGCTTTTCCCAGATCCACTCATAGCGGAACAATTTCAGGTTTGAGCATGCGAGTACTGCGGTAAATGGCTGTGCACCAAACAAAACAATTGCGCCATTTTCTTTGATGACTCGCTCATACTCAGGCCATAATTTTTCAAACGGAATGACAGCATCCCAGCTGCAGCAAGTGGTACCGTAAGGCAAATCACAAAGAATCATGTCCACGGTACCGCTTTCGATTTCCTTCATGCGCTCAAGGCAGTCACCGAGCATTAAGTTGAATTCCTTCACACCCCACCCCCTGCGCTTTGCCCTACACGCTTAATTTTCTGCTTGGCTTCTTCCAGGTACTTTTTAAGCTCATCACCTTGAAGTGGCTTGCCAAGCACTGGTGCAGGCCCATGACCCCAATCACCAAGATCAACCACCATCTTTTTCTCAATAGCGACTGGTTTAACCCAGATTGCTTGCTGTTGCCCTTGTTCGGCATATTCCTTAACTACGTCCACATAGTTATCTTTAAACGCCTCATACGCTAAATAAGAGGCTCTATCGACGTTCTTTGCCCACTGGATATCAGCAAACATTTCATAGCAGCGGTCATACGCCTCTTTTTCGGCATTCGTAATCGGGTGGTTGTTATCACCAAGCCATTTCACGATATTGCCCAGTGCTGCATGCTTCCCTTTGAATGAATCCACAACACGTTGCTGCTCAGTACCAAAACCTGTAATCCCAAGGCACCATTTGCGGAACATTGCCGGATCTGGACAAAAGCCGTTATCACGAACCATGCGAAGGCCTAGATCAATTTCCTCTCTGGAGAGCCCTTCGATACAGATTTTCATTGCCTGACCAATTGCTTCAATCGGCATACCTTCAAATGTTTTTTCAAAAGAGCGCGGCGCAATTGCTTTGAAGATTCCAACCAGTTGACCAGTCTTGATTGGCTGAACCGCAGTTTGTTGATTAGTAACCATAGCTGTCATTGCCCTGCTCCTCTTTTGCGATCAACTGTTGGATTTCATCCCAGCGAGATGGTTTGTTTTGTTGTCCAGGTGTGAATTGCTGCTTTGGTGCAAACAAACCTTGATAGTTGCCAGTGATTGAAGTTTTTAAAGACTCATTGCTGCCATCAAATCCCCATTTCTGGAAATCTTTGTAAATCGCATTTAGGGCATTTTTGGTCAGTTTGGTTTTTGCTGTTTGAGAGCGACTAGAAACGTATTGCTCCCAAAGAGAGAAATCACAGAGAAGTGAAAATCTTTCTGAAGTCAGTTTGATCACTTCGTCATAAGATAATTTACGAGCCTTGTCTTTGCGCTCAGCTTCGGCTTTTGCTTTTTCCTGTTTTTCAAGAAATAGGCTGTTGTTAAAAATAATGATTAACTTTTTAGAGCGAAGCGGGCTTATATAAATATCTATATTTAAATATCTATAAGTAATATCTATTGAGTGTTCAGTTGGTGAACTAGGTTGCGGTTCACTTTCTGAACTAGTGCGGTTCACTTCCTGAACTAGTTTAGATTTTGAACTAGTCTTTTTGCTGAACTTCTCAACCAGAGAAACCTCATTTAAAAGATACTTATTTCCAAACTTTGGATGGCTCCCAATGATGCTAATAACCCCAAGTTCAGTCAGCTCTTTAAGGCCTTTTGCAACAGTTGCCCGCCCAAGAGTGCGAGATCCAACAAGGTTTTTGTTGCCTTGCAGTTGAGAGTAACTAACGTAATCAGATTCCTTATTAAATCCAGTTAGGTAATTCTCCAATCGCGCATAGATCCGCATTGCCGCATCACTCAAGAAAGGCTCAACTTCATTGCGGTAAAGGCGGCTTGACATGACATAACCCTTGTCAAATTTGTCGGCCATTTTTTTACCTTTGCTGAAAGGGACAATGTTGTCCTCATGTTTTTTTAGGGCTGTCATGCGGCTACTCCTTGCTCTAACCACTTCGCAATGCGAGTAATCAATTTTTGAGTAAGTTTTACCTGTGTGAATACCTTTTCACCCGACTCAAATAAGCGGGGTGCGGAAGTCACAACATGAATAAGCTTTTGATCAATAGATTTTTGATAGGCTTGAATTTTCCCGTACTGGTCGCGGTATACAACCTTGTGGTCAATAAGGTATTGAACCAATTGATTTTGACCAACCTTGAGAACTTTTGCGGATTCACGAATACCAAGCACATTGGTGCAGTCAGCAATGCGATCTAGACCTTTGGCTTTTGGCTCCAGTACTGCTACTTTTTGAGTAAGCTCAATATTAAGCTTGGCTTGAACTTCGATTGCTTGGAGTAGGTGTGCTGGATTAGTGATGTCAAAGCTATTTTTAGCCTTAAGTGCTTCTTCCATTGCGGTCATGCGGTCAAACACTTGAGCTTGTAGCTCATAGCTATATGACATTGCCATCAAGCAAGCTTCGCGTTTTGGGAAGTGGTAGCAAGGATAAGTGCGACCTTTAGGGTCTTTGTAATCTCCCAAAAAAATGGGAGATTGATTTTCACCTAAAACCTTCGGCACTTTTGCCATAAAGTGGTCATGGCGAAGTTGCACTGGGTTGCTTTCGTTTTTAGCGCGGTATTCGTTAATAAAGTCAACAATCTCAAGTGATGACATTGTTACTTCGTTTATGTTAAAATTTCCTTGTGTTAACATATTCATGTTTACTTTCCTGTCAGTTAGTGAACAACCGGAAAAGCCTGATCTCGTAAATCAGGCTTTTTCTGTTTCTGGGTTATCAATACAAGCTTGGATTTGTTTATCCAGCTCAGCTAATGCAATGTGCATCTGGTGAATCACTTTAGACATGTCGCGCACTTCACCTTGAGTGATACGGCCATCTGCCATAATTTCGCGGAACATGCTCATCACATCACCGCCCTTCATGCCGATGCACAGCACTTTGTCTGTCAGCGACATATCACGGCATTCAGGAATCTCAGGTAAATCAATTGCCACCTTCTCGTGTTCAGCAGACAAAGCTTGCAAAATACGGAAATCACCAGTCAGCGCCATAAGCTTTGAAGCTTCAGCAAGTGTTAAGTGATGGGTGTCTGTATTTGGATTTACCTTGCTGTTTAGTACGGCTGGGCTTTTGATCCCCATCCGTGGGGCTAATGCTGATGCACCGCCTGGGTGATCGTGCACTGTGTTGTATGCTGCGTCCGTTATGTTCATTTATGATTCCTTTGAACGTATTTGTTTAAATTCAAATGCTTAATAATTGGTTTAAGCGGTTAAGAGCGATTGCGTGGGAACTTCTCGAACAATCCTGTAGGAAATTCCCGGTATAACAGCCATGATTTTTCCAACAGAGGGATCTGGAACGTATTCACCCCACTGATTAATCGCTTGAGGGGTAATGCCAATTTCTTCAGCTAGGCGCGATGCATTTTTAAAATGATCAAGAGCGTCGCTGGTTTTGATAAGTACTCTCATGCCTAATCTCGAAAGTATGCTTTATTATTAAAGTGTACTTTAATACATTTTTGCAAGCAAGCTTTATTAATATTGTTGTAAGCTGGCTTTAAATTTAAAGTGAATTTTAATATGAGCACTCTTGAGGATCGGATTAATCAAGCCATATCCCACTTCTTGTCCAAAAATAAACTTAAGAAGTTGGACAGAGCTGCTATGGCCAAGTATTGCGAGGCATCTGTGGCTGCTGTTGGCCAATGGATCAATGGCAAAACAAAGTCGCTCGATAGCTTTAAGAATGCTAAAGCTGCCCAGTTTCTAGGTGTGAATCCTCACTGGTTGGCTGGTGATCCAAAATACGGAATGCTTGATGCATCAAGTGATCAAAAACTTGATAACAATATCGACTTATCTCAAAAAATCCCTCTTGAGGGTCGCCCTGTGCCTGTTATTTCTTGGGTTGCGGCTGGATCGTTTGAGTCTATTGAAACTGTCTTGAAAGATGTGGAGGTAGAGGAATATTTACCACCAATTAAAGAGTGTGGGAAAAATGGCTACGGTTTGGTTGTAGTTGGGAACTCCATGAAACCAGACTTTAAGCCAGGTGATCGTATTTATGTAAATCCAGATATTCAGACATTCGATTTACAGACAGATGACTTGGTAATTATTGCTTGCTGTGGTGAAACCGAGGCGACATTTAAAAAGTTAATTATTGAAGGTGGTGATAAGTATCTTCAACCACTTAACCCTGATTGGCCTGAGCAAATTATTAAGCTAACAGAAGATTGTCGCTTGGTGGGCAAAGTTGTCGGGCTATATAGAAAACTTTAATTAAAAAGTAATTTGCCAATTAAGGTAAAGATAATATCCCAGGGGGAAACTATGGATAATTTTGTACAACGATTAAAAAACCATATCGAGCATGTAAAAAAAGTAGGTGTCCACTGCTCAACGGAAGAGACAACGAAGCAAGCGCTGATATTACCTTTATTGGATATTTTGGGTTTTAATCCATATGACCCCACAAAAGTTCTTGCGGAATTTGCAGCTGATTTCCCGGGAGTTAAGGCAACTGAGCGTGTAGATTACGCGCTATATTGCAATGGTCAGCCTGTAATGTTTATTGAAGCCAAGCCTTATGTTGCAAATCTAACCAATCATGCGCCACAACTATCAAGGTATTTTAACAGCAGCCTGGGTGTAACTATTGGTGCTATTACAAATGGTCGTGAGTGGAGATTTTTTACAGATCTAATCAACACTAATGTTATGGATGAAAAGCCATTTCTAACAATTGATTTTACAAAAGCTGACCCTGAAGATCTGACACAGTTAGCGGAATTTAAACATGACAACTTTCATGCGGAAAAGTTAAGATTTTTTGCAGAAGAAAATCAATATATCCAGCAATTTAAAACTGTAATTAAGAAAAGTATTAATGAAGTTGATATTGATTTTGTAAGATATGTTGCACAACAAGCAAGCATACAACGCCAATTGAATACTAAGTTTCTTGAATCCATACAACCATTTGTTCAGCAAGCGGTACAGCAGGCTATTAGTGATACAGTCGTTAAAGGCCTATCCTCACCAACAATTATTACCGCACAGCCAATTGAGCAGAAACCGACTGAAAATCAACCTGAAGTGAATCAGGTAATACCAGAGTCCGATTTTATTGTGCATCCCGACAATGAAAAAATCATCACCACAAAGGATGAGCAAGATTTACTGCGTATTGTGACGGAGTTATTCCCAGGAGTTGAGATTGAAGGGCGTGATACTGAGAGCTATTACTCTGTTCTATATCAAAATAAAAATAATAGATGGTTGTTTAGATATGACGTGAATCGCAAGCGTCCTACTATTCAGTTTAATGTGTCGGTTGATGAAGCGCGCAAAACTGAACTGGAACGCGCTGGCCTGGAGGTTCAAAACAATGGTCAAATCTTTATAGAAAAGCCAGAACACATTTATCGAATGGTAGGCATTCTAAGGGATAGTCTTGAATATTGCATGAATGATGAAAATTTCAAACGCGCTTCTAGTTAGTAACTGTTAATAATAAGCTTTACCAAACCCGCTATATGCGGGTTTTCTTTTATCTATCAAATCACAAATTAAAGCAAAGTTTATAAATATAATTAAAGTGTGCTTTACATAATCTATTTATTAAAGTATGCTTTAATCATCAAGTAAAAAAAGCCCCAGCGTAGCGCGAACTACCTGAGGCGTGACCCACACTCTCTCTGTGAGTAAAGAAATTATGAATATAAAACCAATATTAATCAATACAGCTTTAGCCCTCGCGCTATCAGGCTGCTTTGCCCAAGCTGAATCTATTGAAGATCAGCCGCAAATCGATATCGCTGCACAGCAATACGAAGTTCAAAGCGTGAATTGCAATCAGATCTGTGTCGCTACTGTCAAAGCTGACGAATACAACATCTATGTCGAGTATGCGCTGGATGATGGCTCGGTAGAGTTTCTAGACATTCTTAATGTTGTGCGTCATGAGGAAGCGGTTAATGCGTACGTTGATCGTTATGAGATTGAAAAGATTAATGCTGCGATTGCTGGGGGTGCTAAATGAACATCATGCTTGGAAACCTAAGTGTTTCAGAAATTGAAGCAAGACTTGGAGTTAAATTCCCTCAAGATATTGCTGACTTCATGAGCGATAACCATCAGGCAAGTGCTCAAAATGTTCTGCCTGGTAAATGGCACTGCTTTGATATTCCTTTCAATTTGGTGTGTGGGGATGTTGAGACGGCAAAGAAGATTTATGGCGCACTAAAAGAGAAATCGGGCGAATGTAAAGAATCTCTCCGCATTTCGGTTAATGGTTAAGGGGGAATCATGAACACTTACGCTCAATTCTGTGGATGTGGTGCGGCAATGCGACCTATCACCCACATCGGAAACCAGTCTTTGTTCCTGTGCCGTGATGGTCATAGCACCAAAGTAATTGACTGCAAGGTAAATGAAGATTTTACCCGCGATTTGTACTTTTCAGACCTGCCGAGCTTTCAAGTGGATCTGGATATTTCGATTGAAGATAACGTGCTGACCTTTGGTTTGTATCGCCAGATTGGTGAAAACCTGTATGCAACGGCTGATTGTTCAATGGCTGTATTGCCACACACGATGACGCAAATGCGTAGCTCGAATGGTGATATGCGATTTGCAGAACCAGTGGATATTGATTCATGGGTGGTGGTGAAAGATACACCTGTGACCTTGCTGGATGTTTGGAATTTTGAAGCTGAGGAAGGTCAGACATTTGCACTGGCGGATGAGCAGATTAAGGCTGTGCAGCGCTATGTAGATGAACGTGCGGAACAACTATTTGAAGAGGTGGTTTGAGATGAATGCACCAGTGAAAACAGAAAATCAGGTTGCTGCCGTAAACCCTGTTCAGCAGTACTTTCAGGATCAAGGTGCTCTAAGAAAAATTAAGAGCATCTTGGGTGAAAAGGCCAAAAGTTTTGTTACTACGGTTTTGCAGCTCACAGCAACAAATAGTCAACTGGCGAATGCAAATCCTGAAACCGTTTATGCGGCAGCTGTAACAGCGGCAACTCTTGATTTGCCTGTAAACCCTAACTTTGGCTTTGCTTATATTTTGCCGTACAACGTCAACAAAAAGTGCAAAGCAAATAACTGGAAGGATGATTGGCAGATTGAGGCTCAACTTCAAATTGGGTACAAGGGATTCATTCAATTAGCACTGCGCTCAGGAAAATTTAAATCAATTAATGTTTGCCCTGTCTATCTGGATGATACGGATGAAGCAATCATGAATCGCCTTACATCCCTATTCCCTGCTCGCGTAGTGAACAAGCCAATCGTTGGTTATGTGGCATGGTTTAAGTTGCTGGACGGTTTTGAGGCTCACGAAAACATGGATATGGAAGAGCTAAAAGAACATGCCTACAACTACAGCAAAACCTACAAAAAAGCAGTGGATGACAAGAAAGATTACAGCACCTGGCATCAAAACTATGACGCGATGTGCAGTAAGACCGTACTTAAAAAACTATTAACGCACTGGGCACCACTTTCGGTTGATCTGCAAAAAGCAATTGATTCTGATCAGGCAGTTATGCGCACGGTGAATGGTGAGCAGACTCCAGATTATGTGGACAACAAGCCGCAGCTTGAAGCCCCTGTGCAGCATCTAGATCAAGCTATGTTTGATCAGGTTAGAGCATCAATCAGTAGTGGTGATCTGGATAAGGCTTTTGTTTTAAGTGGTGAGGCTGGCTATCAGCTTTCTGAACAACAACATGCTGAAATTGTGGGGCTGTAATCATGATTAAAGTTAGACCACATGCCCTGCACCGCATTATGGGTGAGCCTAAGTCGATTGATCCTAGATTAATCACGGATGGAGTTGCAGCCATCCTAAGACGCACAAAGCGCACCGATGAGGAAAAGGCTTTAATCCAAAGCCTTAAAAACCGCACTCTTTCAGAGGGTGCAAAAACTGCTGTTGAAGAATGGGTTATTGAGCGCGCTTATGGTTTTAAGGACTTTGCTGGCAACAAGTACACAGAAAAAGGCTTAACGCTTGAAGATCATGCCATTAAGACCGTTCAAATGAATAGCCTGTTCACCATGGGTCAGTATGTACACATGAATAAAAATGAGCAGACATTTGAAAACCAGTGGCTTCGTGGCACACCCGACATCATTAATCCAACCCATGGCCGTGACACTAAGTGTTCATGGTCTGGGGTTCAGCATCCATGGGGTAATCGCAAGGCTAACCAGAAGGTCAAAGATGCTGGTTATGACGTTCAGTGCCAAGCCTACATGGACCTAACTGATAAACCTGATTGGTACGTGGATTTTGTATTGCTACCTACCCCTGCTGAATTGGTTTGGGGTGAGGATCAGCGCGAACAACAAGTTGTATTGGTTGAAGCTATTCCACTGCACAAGCGTATCAAAACCGTTCATATCCCGCGTGATCAAGCCTTCATTGATTTGATGCATATCAAGTGTGAATTGGTTCAGGAATACGCAGCTATATATGCGGATGAAATTGGCGTGCTGGATGTTATTCAAGATCGCGCTAAGGAATACAAGGTGCCATTCACCAAGGGAGTGAAAGCAGCATGAAAATTAAAGAAGGTGGCGTGATGGAAGATAACAAATTGTGGTGCGTAGGAATCTGCCCTGAAGATGATAGTCCTCATGAGCAGTCACCTGCTGCATCAAAAGAAATTGCCGAACGTGCAGTGGCTCGATACAGAGCCATGACTAAAGCTGAAGGTAACGAGTTCATGATCGAATCATTTGATGAATACTTTCAGGTTCAAGAGTGGGAAGGCACAGCTGAAGAACACCAGGAACAAATGTTTTATACAGAAGACTGGTTTAAAGAGCCGATGTACCAGTGCTTTGACCTACCAACAGCATGCAAAGTTTTTGAATATGGTGAGATTGTTAAATGCTACAAAAAAGGCTCATCACCACTTACCACATCAAATTTTGAAGAAGCCAAGCGCTTCTATGAGGTGGCGTGATGGATGTTCAAGAAAAGAAAGCTTTTGAGATTGCCTTCGACAATAAATTAGGCGCTCGTGGCTGCCAGTTTGATCTTGATGAAGATGGTAATTATGAAGATCGTGAAACTTTATGTGGTTGGCATATGTGGCTTGAAGTCAAAGCCCAAGCAGTGCCGGAAGGGTTTGTTTTGGTGCCGAAAGAGCCGACGGATAAAACGATTGCCCACATGATCAACACACCCATTGAGGTTAATTTGCTTTGCGATCATGCAGATGTTTTTCTTTCTGAGGGTGAGGCTTATATAGCTTACCAAGCCATGATCGAAGCACAGGAGCCAAGCCAATGACTGAAATTCAACAAACAAACATTGCTGTGGCGAACTACATCATTGACGAGTTGTACAAAGAGAAGCCGTTCGATCTAATTCTCACGCCTCAACAGTATTCATCATTTTTGAATATCGTAGAGAATTCGCCTGCTGTTAGCTTTGGCTACCGATCTTGGCAAGAGGGTGAATATATTTTAGTGGGCATGGATGAGTCCAATGTTGATCAGATTTACCACAAGTTGAGCAGCTACATCGCAAAGAACCAGAAGCCTGAAAACTGCATTGATCAATTCATTGCAAGCGGTGAATTTGATAAGGCATTCCGTGAAGTATTTGGGTTGCCGGAAAGTGTGGTGAAGGCTTTGGGAGAAATATCGTGAATCTAATTGAACAGTTGGGTAGGTATGAAGATGCTAAAACAAAAAGAGATCAAATCAATAGCACTTTGGAAAACTCTGAGTTATTAGGTGGCGGTGATGCCAAAGAAGGTCTTTATGAAAGACTTGAATCCATCGAGCAAGCCCTTCTCGAATACCGCCGCCAGCACAATATTTTTGAGGTTGGGGATTATTTTTGCTATGAAAGCAAATATCTCAGTAATGATCCTTTGGATGGAGATGCCTACAAAAAATTAAATCAGCTCGATAGTATTGATTTTGAATGTGGTTTTGTTGAGTCGGCACTAAAGCGTGGTGGAATTATTCGACACGCGACAGATGCAGAAATCAAAGCAGGTAAAAGATTGGAGGTGAAAAGTGAAAATTAAGCTAAATGAAATGTCGCAGCAAGATAAAGATATGCGTTTAGATCGCTTCCTTGCTGCATCAGATCAACAGTTGTTTCCGCAGGAAGATGTGGCAATTTACCTCTCCTGCTCCATCCACACCTTGCAGCGTTTGCGCTGTGTAGGTGGTGGAATCCCTTACACTAAGGTGGGCCGATGTGTTACCTACAAGAAGTCAGATGTTCTGGCCTACCAAGAGCGACAAACCGTAATGAATACAGCTCAACTCGCCTCTTAATCAAAGCAGTTGAGCTTACCCTGATACACGGCTTCAATGTCATTCATTGCAAGCCGTAATTTTTTGAGTGATACCTGCACATAGCCACCAGTAACATCATTTTTGGCGCCGGATCTATGGTTGAGTAATCGCTTAATCGTATATGGCCCATAGTCCAAATTATTGCATATTGTCGCAAAGGTTCGACGTAGATCGTGCAATGAGATTTGAATGCCAGTTTGCTCACCAATAGTTCTTAGTAAACCCTGAGCACCCGCAATATGCTTTGCATTTGATGTCATATTGGAACCCGGAAAAACATAGTCATTTCTTCGCAGCTCATAACGTTGCTTGATAATTTCAAATAAGTGGTCACCCATTGGCAACAAGTGGTCATCACCGTTCTTTGGGTCCTTGAATACAAATAAGCCCTTCTCGATATCTACATTTTCCCACTTCAAGGTTTGAGCCTCATTTCTACGGCACCCGGTATACATGATGAATAGAACAAGGTCGCGCGTAGCATTCTTGGAGGCATCTTCATATAAAGAACGCTCAGTAAAGTAATTCAGAACTGCATTGTAAAAAGTATGGATATTACTTTCATCTAGGTGGCGTGTACGTGCTTTGGTTTTATTCCAGCCACGTTTTGCAGGAATCACATCAACCGGGTTTTGTTTGAGAATTGGATTTTCATCAGTTGAACAGTGGATTTGAGCAAAGCGCCAGATAGACCCGAACATTTTTAAAGTAAGGTTGGCTTGAGTGGGGCTATATTCGGTCAGCTTAATGAACCGGTCAAATACATCCTTTTTATTGATTTCAAATATAGGCCGTTCTTTCCAGTCTGGAAGGAAGGTATTGATGCAGTGATTGTAGGTATTCACAGAAAGCGGTTTTAATTTTCTTTGCTTTAGGTACAGGTCGAAAGCCTGGCTTAAGGTTATCTCGTTATTTAAGGCATCTTTCTTTTTCTCAAAAACGCCATTGGCAATATCAGCCAAAATAGACTGAGCCTTTTTTCTGGCTTCTGCAGGTGTAATCTCATTAGTCTTGCCCAGCGTCACACGGAATAACTTTCCAGCATGTCTACGTTCGACAATATAAGATTTGCTTTTTGTGGTAGCTCGGACCGCAAAACCAATCAGGTCTGAGTCACGATAGATAGCTTGCCCTTTTTCGGTCAATGCAATAGCATCAACATTAGATTTGTTGAGTTTCATTTCAAGCTTAATTTACAAATTCGACACTTGCATTTTAAGCCTGAAATTACTCAACAGTCTACATATAGTCT